GCCGCTTTCTTAGAGCTGGATGTGAATCTATCTACCGATTTACTGGCTTTATCTCTAGCTCTGGCTCCTAACTCTTCCGCTTTTGCAGCCTTTTTTGCGGTTGCCGTAAGCTTCTCTATGTCTTTGCCGACTTCTTTCAATTCTCCTTGAGCTTTATCGGCATCAGCATCCACTTTAATGACATAATTACGCTTACTCATGGTTAAGTCCTTTCATCAACCTTTTGTGCCGCTTCTCTTTCTCTTGATTAAAGAGCGAATCGACCAAAGCTAGTCCACCTGCGACCCACACCGGCAAAGTACGTGTGCCCATATTAGAGTCGAATGGCATATGGGTCAAGCCCATCAAGTGGTGCTGATTAATCAAGAACCTTGTCCTCACAGTCTTTTTAGGCTTGCCTGCTGGGGCGCAGCCTTTACTCCACTTCTCACAGGACTTACAGAAGTGTTCAATAAAGAAGCAACCTCCAGCAGCAAACACCTTCTCACATTGTTCTCGGCTCGGGGGGTTGTCAGCATCTTCCCACAGAAAACAGCCAGTTTCGTTCCCATTAGCGTCAATGCTACTTGGAGCACACGCTTTTGGTTGCCAGTTCTCTGCAAATAGATGTCGCACCCCCCAGATTAGTTTTTTCGTTCACCTTTGACGCGCTGCGGGAGGAAGAACTCAAGGATGGCATTAACAATTACCGCTCGCATCTTGTAAGGCAAGGTTTTAAGAGCTACTTCTGACACCTCTACCTTGCGTACCTGCCCATCTTTAGGGCAGAGAGGCCCTTCAACGTAGAAAGAGCTGTCTACGCCTGTCCAACCCTCGCCATAAAGGCTGTTCTTAGACCCTAGATGTAATGCAGCCTCTGTAACCAATATAGAATGCCACAGCAGATCTATCTTGCCCTTATCTTCTGGAGATAGGTTCTTGGGGTCTTCTCCCTTAATCTTCTCAACCTCATCACGAACCTTCTGTCTTACTTGATCTAAGTAGGTCTCTTCCTCATCAATTAGGTCTCGCAGTTTTAGCACTATAACCTTATCTCTGTACTCTATAGTAACCTCTTCGAGAAGGCTTGTAGTGCCTTGTTCACAGCTTTTAATCTTTTTATCCATCACGTCTCCTTAAGTTGATGCTGGGGTTGCACTTGCAGAAACTGTAGTTACAGCCATTATAGGGTTAGTTCCATCATATCTGCACTGGAAGCTTCCTTCTTCCATGTAGATGCCGCCGTCATCTGATAGCGCTGGTCTCTCAGTGATAACAATACGGGAGTCTATCTGTAAAGAGTAATTGGTACCACTGAACGCAGGGCCTGTGTATTTGATTCTTAACGGTGTATCATTAAGGTTTTTGAACAGGTCAAACATCTTGGAAGCAGTCCCACCTGAACCGTCAGATACATCAAGTCTTCGTGTTATTTTACCAGTAGCTTTAATCTCACCAAAAGGAAGTTGCACGAAAGTATCATTACCAAGCTGTCCCGCTTGTGTCGGAGAGCTTAATACGGTGTTCTCAAGGGCGAATTCCCATTTAACGAAGTTTGACAACGCTGTCCCCGTTGGAAGCTCTAGTGAAACAGCACAATTAGGTGATTCCCAGAACTTGGGGCGTCCAGATATCAAAGAGAAGCTTGGCGTATCCATAGTCTTGTCTTCAACAATCTTACCACCTATCAGAGATGCTTCAAAGGTCATAGTTCCATTGACCTCTCCAGACAGCTTCAAAGACTTAATGCGGCAGCCTGCTATTTTATATCGTTTAGCTCCGCCTATACAAGCTGAAAAGCTTAAACCAAGAGTTGGCTCATCCTTTTGAGGCACAAACAAGTGGGTATATGGCACAGATGACCCTGTACGTGTTACTTTAGGCAGCGCGTTTGCCAAGATAATTAAGAAAGCATCGTCTGTTCCAACGATAGGGACTGGGCCTGTTAAGGTTAGAGTTGAAGATTCAAAGCCTTCATTGATGTCATCAACATGCTGATAAGGGTTACCACGTGTCAATGCGTGATCGATTATCTCTCTTGAGTATGCGGGTGGATCTATCTTCTGTAGCAATAGAAATTTCGCTGGAGCGTTCCAAGTTCCAAACGAAACGCTATCTATTGCGAACCCTATTGTGTTGTTATACTTCTTAAATACGGCCATTTAAGCCTCCTTTGCTTGATTAATCTCTTCTTGTGTGGCTTTCCTCATAAAAGTACTAGAGATAGCCGCCTTAAACGCCCCTTCACTGCTTAAAAGTATAGCTTTAGGGACATCTCCAGCCTCATACCTCTTGTCTCCATAGTACCATACAGTGTTACCAGCGACATGCGTCACCCAAAGTTGATTCTCTTTAGGCTTGTCTTTTATCTTTTTGTCCATCACGTCTCCTTAAGGCCACTGAGTAGCCTTATTTAATGTTAATTCCAACGTCTCTGTGGCATTCAAAGTCTATTTGCACACCAACAGAGCCTGTTTCAGCTGTTATTTCTTCAGGGATAAACATTGAAATCCCTTTTACTAGCGAGATAATATCGCTAAAACCGTCAACGTCACTCTCTTCGAGCCATTTGCCTAGTGAGGCGGCATGGTCGCGAGCGAAACGGATCGTCTTTCCTTTATCTCCAGTGCCACCCCATACAAGCAAAATTCTTGCATTAAACACTGCAGGATAACGGTACTGAGATCCACTATGGGCAGCACCAGCATCCGCAATTCCACCAGTCTTGCTAACGAACAGGGTGAATATTGATGGATGTGTTGCACCTACAGCGTTTATTGCTGCAGTATCATGTATCTCTCCATATATCCGCTCAGCTCCGGCGTTACCAAAGTAGTGATTACCGCCGCTGGCGTCATTGTTCCATGCCTTTATCTCTGAGACAAGGCTATCTACAAACTCGTTTAAGATTCCCATGTCTCTCCTATCAAGTTATCTAGGTATTTGACAAGCACATTATCTATCTCTGTTGCATAACGAGGCATTATTCCCAACACCTCTCTACGTTTTCCTCTTAGCCCTTGTGGTCTATTGTGATATTTAACATAGTCAAGGTTGGTTCCAAACAGAAACGTCTTCTTATCTTGCACCAAGAACTGATCAGGGGTTGCGCTTTGAGATATCTTTGTCAACGAAGCCTTCAGTCTCCCTGTAGCTACTAAAGGATCTGTCTTTTGCCCGTGCTTGCGCTTTTCTTTTAACGTTGAGGCCGCAAGGCGAGGCCACCGTCCACTCGGCCCCCGTTTTTGGGCAAAGTTACTGGCGATGGCTCTCGCTACGACTTTACGAACCTGCTTCCAGCAAGGCAAAAAGGTTTCCAGTCGCTTAGCTATTTCAGAAAGAGACTTAGAGACTCCGTCATCTTTAACAGTTAAGCGTATTTCAGGAAGATACATCTATGAAGTCCACCCTAAATCATCTTGGATTTCTTGGGTTCCGTCTTTATCGCTTCGCTGGTCATCCCAGAATGCTGTGGTTTTAAGTGTTGCAGGCGCATTTACGGGTCCGCATCCGACCTGTGGTACGCTCGGGTATACAGTAATGCCTTCTTCTATGGTTTTAAGCCAAGCCTTGAAGGTACGACACCACTCCCAAACCCTGTCTTGAACAGCTTGTGATAATCCACCAAAGGATGCTCTGCTTGTCAGTATTTCACAAGCTACACCATTGGCAATATTACCATCTATCTCAGCGTTCTCTTGAGGGTCTGTTGACCAAGACTGGGTTGGATAGTCTCTTCTTGCATACCCCGCCTTATGAAAGGCTGGCATAACAGCTGTCGCTGACACATTCTTAATGATACTGGCTACCTCAGATTCACTGTAAGACGCCAAAGGGTCTGTATCAGACAAAATCACAAGGTCTTTCAGCTTTAATTGTATATAAGCAACTGTCAAAGCCACCTCTACCTCCTGCGCTTCTTGCTACGCTTCTTATTAAAGATAGCCTTAACACCTTTCTTCATTTTAGCGCCAAGAGTGTCAACCTTGTTAATGGCACCGTTAGGCACTTGGGTTACCTTTGTAGGGGTATCAGTATCAAACAGCCCTTGCATCTCCTCTAAGGCGCTCTCAGCCTCTTGTATGGCTACCTGAATGCGTGCCCTGTCCTCGTTTGAGATAGTCGTGCTTTGTAGCAATTCGCGCATAACTGGGAGTTCACCATTCTCAGCTACGTACCAATCGATAAACTCCTTACCAGTCAAGGGCTTTCGTTCTGTTATTCCCTCTTCATTAACAAACTCAACTTCAAGCTTGATTCCGGTATCGCCTGCTAGTTTGTAAAACTTCATGTTATTCTCCTTTTAAGGAGGAGGGGTTGTTACGCCCCTCCTCAAGGCCACTGAGTAGCCTAAGCTATTGCGTTTTTAATGTAATATCCTGCGCCAGTGTCAACGGTTTCAACCGTATACCACCAACGGCCTTCTAAATAAGCTGCACCAGGCGGATCTAAGAACAAGTCTTTCATTGCGGGAGCAGTATTAGAACTGTTGCCAAGTTCGTCATAGACCATAGTTAAGAGAGCAGAAGTAGAGTTTTTAGTTACCATACTAGGAACATAGCCCATCCAAAGGTGTTTACCCCAGACAAAGTCGACAGTGCCTGATAGTTCCAGTCCACCGCCCATATATTGAGCTGAGCCTACGAGGAACTTGTCTACACCAAAGATTTGAGCCAACACCTGTGCACCAGCGCGAATACCAGCGGTTACACCGACTGGAGCCTGAAAACCGACAAGCTTCTGTATAGCAGGGTGAGCCATCAAGGTCTGATACACACCATAACTACAGCCTATAACGTTGGCTTCATGTTGACAGCCCTTCATTACGGCAGCTTGAGCGGCAGCTATATCACCAATAGGATCTGAAGTTGTGGGCTTGTCCCACTGATCGTTACCAGCTAAGGTTACACCGCTAAAAGGCGATGAGGTGCCTACACAAAGCTCTGAAACTGCGAATTCGTGAGCCTTGCGCAACACTTCATTGATAGCAGCTACGTGCACTTGTTTAACCTCGAGGCCTCCATCAGGGGTTTGAAGGTCAACATTTGCTATCATGGCGCTCATCTTGTTACACTTAGCTGTAAAGGTTTTCTTGTTTGCACCTACTTTAATGGCTGAGGCAACCGCTTCAGGGGCTGCTTCAGTGGCAATATTGAGCAGGCTTGTCTTATCTATAGACCAATATTCACCAACGTTGCTACTAACGCTTACAGCGGGTGCAATTCCAAGACCTATGAAGTTCTTCATATCTTGGAAGTTTGCCTTACTGAAAGAAGTCAGCGGCTTGCTAATCGCATAAGGTCGTCCCATCGTATCCTCCTAAGAATATTGTACAGGGCCGAGCCAAACACCAATGACGACATCGCCGTCGGCACTACCAGCCTTGTAGATATAACCGCAAGCATACTTGCCAGCTCCAGCGGAGTAAGCTTTGACTTTACCGTCTGTATCAGCTTCAACGAAGCCTACTGCAGTAGCACCGCTTACGGTGAAGTTTACCAGTTTGCCCTGTATTGGTATATAGGGCACGTTCTCGCCTTTTACGGCCTTAGAAAGCTCAAGCACTCCACAAGGGAGATCTGAACTTGAGTCTGCATAAGTAATCTTGTCGCCAGTTCGTTTGACGACCCTATACTGTACAGACGCTGTGTTTTCATCCCAAATACCAGAAGCTAACTCATGGTCTCTGGGGGCGGGAGCGGTAGTTATAGACATTACGCCTCCTGTGCGTTTATTTCTTCGGCAGCCAAGCGTTGCGCATAGCCAAGACGAGCAGCATCACCCTCTATGCCGTTTAGGCGTGGGTCGTTTGCGCTTAAAAGCTCAGTAGCCTTTTCTTGAATCTTGTCACCAACAGACATGTTCCTCTTGTCAGGATGAGGGACAGCGGAAGCTGTAACCTCTGTATCTTCAGGGGGAGACATGCCCATCTCTTTCACCTTATTGATAATCGCCACAAGGGCAACCATAAGAGCATCAAGCATTGCAGTTAGAGTATCCTGATCTGGAGCCTCTTCTTTCACTGCCTTATTCAAGGAATTGACTGCCTTAGCAACCTCTTCCTGAACATCTTTAACAGCTGCGTCGCCCTCTGCTTCTGCAAGGTTTAAGCTTTTGACAGCAGAGAGTAATTGAGCCTGTACTCCACCGTCTTTTGTAGTGATAGCTTTCGCTATAGACGATATGCTATTAATGGCAAACGGAGGCAAGGTATAGCCGTCCGCATTAGGCTCTTTAAGAGTGCGAATAACGTTTGACAGCAGCATCTCTCTGCGCTCCGCCCTTAACACCCTAAGCTCTGCTTCTAAATCTTTACCTGTACTACGAGGTTTCTTCTCGAAGTGGTGTCTCACAACTGACAAGGTTTGCTCTTCAGCAGGTGTTTCATCTGCTTTGGGAGTCTTTTCTTCAGTCTTAATCTTCCAGCCTGTTGACTTTTCGATCTCAACAGGTTCGCCCAAAGCTTCAAAAGCGTTTTCCTTGTCTACTGTAAAGGTGTAACCCTGTACTTCAGAGCTAGAATCACCAGCCTCGTCGTAGACCTCGAAAATGACGTAGTTGCCACCGTCTGACATAACCACGTCCCTGACGTATACATCTGTAACTTCCAGCTTCTCGATAAGCGCGCCACGAAGGTTCTCGCGGAGAGACTCAAGAGATATACTGGACAGCTCCATATGAACCGCCTTAGGGGTTTTCTTACCCATATTGTTCTCCTTCTTGTTTGTCTTAAGGCCACTAAGTAGCCTTGTGTTTTTGAATAGTTTGGAGTCTTTAGCTAAAAACCAGCTTGAACTAGAGAGAGTCAAGCTCTCTTTAGCCTTTACTGGAGAGCCTATCGGAGCCAAAAACGGCTCAGCAGGAGTGTTTAATAAGGCAATAGACGATAACACCCATGTGTCAACCGCTTCTCCAGTTGCTTTATTAATCATCTGACGCTTAACTGACGCAGACGTATACGCAAACCTGCCATTATCTACGGCTTCTTTGCCAAGTTTGTTAAGTTCTATCTCAGCTATCAAGACTGGAATACCAACTGTCTCAGGGAGCTGAGATTCGCCTAGTCGCAAGCCAGTAACTTTGCCAAACCTTGACAAATCTAGGTAACTTTTAGCTCTCTGAGGGTCTTCAGCCATGTGTCCGACGTCAACAAACACCTCTCTGCCAAGCACGTTATCCTCAAAGTTGGCCATGATATCCTTAAAATCTTGTTCAGAAAAGCTAAATCTACGCCCATCCTCTAGTTGGACATCAAGAGCAATGAGAAGTTCTACCTCTATAGTAGCATCGCTCACGCTTGACAGGTTACACGCTTTAGCTATAACCTTAACCTGCTCTTGGTTCATCTATCCTCCTTAAATAAAGCCAGCTGGTCTGGCGAGCCCTTCTTTGTCGGCTTTTTACTGCTTAACACTGTCGCTACAGGCTCTTGAGACGACTTGTATAACCGCGCTCCTGTGATATTGTGTATCCAATCTTGCTCTTCACTAGAAAGCGGCTTGTCCGACTTCCACTTGTCTATAACAGCGTTCAACACTGACAGCTGAGCAGCTTGCATATGGCGAGATATTTCCTTATAAGCTAGACGTACAGTGCCGTCAACCTTTAAGAAGTTAAAATCAAGCATTGGCTTAACGATATAGTTGTTAATAACCTCAACTACTTGCTCTAAAATAGCGTTTTGGACTAGCCCAAGTAGCTCACCATGAGTTTCAGCCTCTGACTTAGTGCCATGTTCACCCTCAAGTATGGTTCGTTGTGGTACCAATAAAGCCATTACTATCTCAGCCTTTAGCATATTGTTACCCTTTTCAAACAATGGAGCCCTATCTGAAGTCGAAAGCTCTCCAATCTTCCATAATGAAGCGCCTTTGTCGTCCTTTAAGCTTGGAATAACCGCTGGTGCCCCATTTCTAGTGTTCTTTGCCATTCGCTTTGCAAGTTCAACGTTGTTAATCTTACTGCCACTGGAGGTCTGAGAGTCTCCAGGAGGGTATTCAACTATCAAGGAGGGGTTTGCACGCCTAGACATCCATACAGCGAAGTCGCCATACAACATTAATTGTCTCCGCCTCCACGCCTCATAAGCTACAGCCAATTGTGCCGTTCCATATCTGTCTGATATCTCTCCACCCCAAGTTAGTAAAGCAGCCTTGTGCTTGTTAACATCAAGGAACACCTCTCCACCGTTAGGGTTGGTAACCTTGAAGCCTGCAAACGATCCATAGTCCTTACCTTTTGTGCTTTGCTCAAGAATTATTGTGTCAGACCAAGACAATAATACCGGATCTCTTGGCAGAATTGCCTGCTCTTTACCAAGCTCTTTCTTAAGCCAACGTAATTCAAGGCCTGCAAAACCAAAACCAACACCCCACAGCAGCTTGCTAACCGTATCACCAAGAACACCAGAGTTTATTAGATACTGCTTAACAAACTCGACCTGCGCTTGAGTCTCTCCAGTAACAGATATCTTGCTTTGCTTGACAGGTAATGTAAGCATCCTATATGCAAAGCTAACTATAGGGTCATATATCATCTCAAGTAGCTGTGCATATGTTGGGTTTACTGCCCTAACTTTCTTTGAAACCTCACCATCACCAGAAACCTCGCTTACAGTAACCAAAGTTTCCTCTTGAACACCCTCCTGCTTCTTCTGGCGAGCGAACATATCTCTAAACCTCATTAATGTCCTCCTATAACCCTAAACGAGACTTCAGCGCACTCTGTTCGGCTATTATAGCGCTTACGCCCTCATCAGGGGGTAGAATTTCCATAGTTGCCTGTCTTGGAGCCATCACCTCATTGCAAAAACAATAAAACAATGCCTCAGCCCTATCAGGACTAGCAAGGCCACTCGGGAGCCTCGCCTTCCTTGATAACTTAGACTCAAGGCTTAACAACCCTTTCACTGTTTGTTTCTTTCTTATTGAAGCTAATTGCTCTATCAACATCTGATCTTCTGGAATATCTAACTCTCCTCTTTCAAACTTATCTCTCAGATAGTAAGCTACATGGCTTATAATAGTGTCATACTCAGCAGAAAGTGAAACCTTATTGTTCTTTATGGGTATAACCCTATCTCCATGCTTCTCTTTTAACAATCCAGCTATCGCAGCCCCCTCGCCTATCGCGTCTATACAAACTACAGATGTTGGGAATTTCATTAATAACTGTTCTATCTTCTCTATTAGAGTCCCTGCCCATGAATTCTTCTCACCTATGTATGCAGCTTCAATTGTTACACGCCCCCCTTGACGAAGCATAATAACAGTCTCGTCTCCACCAAAGCTTGCAACATCTACACCTATAACTATAGGGTCGCCTGGTAAGATGTTATGCCTAACGGCCTCCATAATTGACGGGAATGTCAATAAAGAGTCATCAGCCCCTTCTGGAAACAATCCCAACACGTTAGAGGCAAACCAATTATCAGGCTGATATAGCACATCTTTCCACATAAAGGCATTATTAGTACCTTTAGAACATGGTTTACAGTGCTGTATTAGCATCTTTTCAACCCATTTACCAGAGATAGCTGATGGGATTATTGGATCTGCACCCTTCAAATACCTCTTAATGTTTGGGTGATCTAAGCAAGAAGCTGTGATATGCTCACATTCAACCTTGTTTGATAGTGCAAATAACGCCCCTGTGGCTTGTATAGGGTTAGCAAACCAGACCTGACAACAATGTCCAGTCGAGGTGGCATTGTCCATTGCATCATAAACAGAATCGTCTATCCCTTGTGAATCATCTCCTATTGAAAGCACGTAAGCAGCATGTTCTCCAAATGCGCTAAACGCCTTCTTCTCCACAGAGGTCTTTCTTGACTGTGGAGCAAGCGTCTTTATATCAGTGTTACCGCTCTCCTTGTCCCCTTTCCATGAAGTTGCATATAACGCTCCACCAAAACTCACTTCATCCCTCAAAACCCTAAACTCTTTCCAGAACTTGTCTCTTAAGTGCGTGTAGGTAGGCCCAGTAATTATGATTATTGTCTCTGGCTGATACCTTATCCACCATAAGAACGCTAAACGAGGCTCAAACCATGTCTTACCTATAGAGTAGCCACCAGTGCATACAACATACTCTTTCCTCTCCTTGAATACAGCCCTTAATAAATCAGCTTGCCAAGACAAAGGCCTTACCTTATAAAGCTTATGAAACATTGTTACGGGGTCGTTGTCTATGGCTTTACGCACCATTGAGAGCTGGTTATCTGTCATGCCCCTTCTACCATTGCCTTTACAGTTGTTTCAACGTTAACCTCTACCACATCAGGGAGTTTCCCAGTTTCAAGCAATACGGTAAGCTGCCGCAAGGCTTCAGCGTCAAGCAATACACCTCTTAAGTAGGCTAAGTTGATTCTTCCGTGTTCTACTATTGCAAGCTCACCCTTACATAAGGATTCAGAGGCCTCTCTGCCGCTTACAGGACTAAAGAATGTTGCTCCTTCTCTTTTATATCTATAAAGTTTCATCTCTCTCCTCTGTTAACAAAAGAAGACGTAGCGACGCTAGGATAAACAACGACAGCACCGCTACGCCTCCGTGAACCCAGAACCCGAATCACTAATCTTCAGCCTTTACTTTCTTTTTTTAGTACAGCTTTAGCAGTCTCAACCAGCACATCAGCAAGTCCTTTATTCGCATTGCGGCTAAAGTTCTCACCACCTTGATGGTTTAAGGTTCTGAAATAGCCATACTGACGCTCAAGAACCCAAGCTCTTGAATGCCAATCCTCATCCCCTAAATCCTTAAGCTCATCCAAAAGCTTTAATTCTCCTTGAGCTATCGCAGCATGATACTCAAGTATCCACTCATAATAAGGCGACTCCTCTCCCTTTTCCTCTACGTCCATCTCCCAGCTACGTAAAGTCGTAAATGAAAGTCTTGATGCTCTACAGCTTAAAACTCTACCGCACCCCTTCTTAGCTAACTTGATAAGGTTAGCCCTCTTCTCAGGACTACGCTCAAAAGCTGAAGGCTGCCCTGCTCGAGGACGCCTTGAATAATCCTTCTGTACCTTGAATTTCCTTACAGTTGAAACCCCCTTCGCCGTCTTTTTTGGTTTCGTTCCCATTATTCCTCCTCAAAGCGAGGCAGGGCCACTGAGTAGCCCCGCCTTCCATTTCTATTTATTATGCTTCGCCTTCAACTTATTCAAGTGCAACTCAAATGCGGCACTTGACAAAGCACGTTTAGCGACATGCTTCTTGTTGGCAAGCTTTAGTTTCCTTAATCGATTAATAAGCTCGGTCAAAAGCTTTGCAGGGATCTTTGGCCACTCATGCTCTGGGTGTTCAAGGGCGTATTCGTGAACGGCATCGCGAGCTAAAACAGAGATAGCTACAATGGCGTCTCTTACTGACTTTGACTTAATGTTACCGAGAGCCTTATTGATTATACCGCCAAAGATGAATAGGGAAGCACTGATAATGATTATACCAGCACTTACAAGAAGATGCTCTGTGTTCGTAGACGAACAAGCAACGGTTGACACCAGCGTCAAGCTGGCAGCCAACGCCAACACCTTCTTTGTGGTTAGACTCATATGGCCTCCTTTGTCTTTGTTCCAACATGCGGCTTAGTCTTAAATTTGTTCCTCTCTATCTTCTGCAGCATCGCAACCATCTTTGGGACAGAGCTATAATCTGGGAAAGAAAATGCTACTTGATCGCCAACTTGAACTCGGTAAGCCTTGAATATTGCACGAAGAGTGTTCTTATAAAGATTAGCTTGCGACACAAACCAAGCTGAGACATGCTCAAGCTCTTCTGCGCTGGAGGGTAACCAATATCCTACTCCAGGAAGACTAAGAACTGGCACCTGATCTTCGTGCCTGAGAACATTGACCCAATACCTGAATTCGCGCTCATCTAAATAATAGACACGCTCCTTAGTGTTGTATCTATCTAAAAAGGATTTGACAATCTCTTTGTTTGGCTTAGCGTTAGACTCTCCCGTAGGGATACACGTCAATAAAGCCCTAAGAAAGTCATTGTCTTTCTCTGAGCGGTTTCTAGCGTTATTTAGCTTGTACATCTTATTACTCCTTTGTTTGTTTCTCTCTTCCTTATTAAGATTATAGCGAACTTTTAGAGTTTGTCAAGGGGGTCGCAAAGATATTGCTTGACATCACCTGAATTTAGCCTATAATCACTCATTAACAAGTAACGCGAAAGGAGAAATAATGCGTAAACCCAACCAAACAAAAGTTGACACCGACGAACTTGCAGTTGCCCGTCTTGGAGCCAGAGAAAACCTTAACGAATTAAACAGAAAAACTAAAAACCCAGAAGAACATGAAAAGATTCTCTGGATATCTCGATACTTAGACACCACAGAGAACCTGATTCGCTCATTACTCAAAGGGCAAGGATTCCCTCAAGAAGTAAGTGATGAAATACTAGACGCACTCTCCTTTCCAAGTAAGAACTAGCGTTCTTATTACTCTCTCTAAAGCCTCCCGTAACAGGGGGGCTTTCCTTTTGTTTGCAAAACCTAGTCGCGTAGCTAAATATTGCAACACACTCTCGTAAAACTTAGTTGCTATATAAGCCCTGTATCCCTTTATTAAGCAATAGAACTCCCATACAAGAGCATTCACCTCGTAAAAGTATGGCTACGCCCTAGAAAACAGTCCACTGAGTAGCTTCCAAATGATGCTTTTAGCATGGCATCAAATATACTGCGCAGAACCGACTCAAAGAAAGTCGTGCACTTTAGCTGCCAGCTTGTGGGCGCGTGTCCTACGCATCGTCTGTAACGTCTCTGATGTTCAATTCAAAGGGTTTATACCTTTAACGCACTCAAAGGCTTATATGGGTATACTGACGCTTATTCTCAGCGAAGTTTATTGGGTGCTCGAAGCTAGAATTAATCGCTGAATTGCTTTAGCTATCGCTTTTCCTATCTGAATAGGGTGATTGACAAGTATATCCATATCTCTGTCGTTTGACATGAACCCGCACTCTACTATAACGGCAGGCATCTTTGTGTATTTCAAGAACGCTAAATGCTTGCCTGTCGTTGCATATACGTGAGACGCTGTATCATCCTTTATAACCACAGGGGTAATCACCTTAGCTTCGTTAAACGCTGCGGCTATCATCCCTGCTATAACTCTGCCCTGCATACTCCCCCGTAAGTAAAATATCTCTACTCCCTTTACCTTACTGTTACTATGAGTGTTCGCATGAACCTCTATAGCATACTTGACCTCTCGCCTGTTAATGAATCGGATAGTCCCCATTAACTCGCTTGCAGTGCCCGTCATGGTAACCCTGCTTACTTTCTCACAAAAGTCAAGGTCTGGCACATAGACAAGCTTGTCGACCTTAATCCGTTTTAATTCAGCCTCTACCTCTTTAACTATATTGCTCACAATCTCAAACTCCCAAACGTGTCTTCCCTTATAAGAGCGGGTGGCACCCCGCTGGAACTTGTTATGCCCCCTGCTGAGTGCCACAACCGGTAATTGCTTCTTATCCACCACGAGTGTAGATAATTTCAAACCCTAACTGCCTAATCCTGTCAAGCCAATCTGTGGTAGACGAGGCTGAAGCTATCGCCGTAAGAGGCATTAGCACACAACCTCCATGAATGGCCATGCATTCACCGCATCCACTTGGCTCAGACGGGCATTCCTCAAAAGGTCCCATTATATCCTCCTTAAGGCCACTCAGTAGCCTTTGCTTTGAAGTCGGATCACATCCTCACGAAGCTCTCCGACCTGTACGGTAATCTTTTCGACGCAGCGAGTGTTGCGTTCTACCTGCTTTTCTAATACAGGTAAGTTTGAGATGCTCTCTATGGAGCCCTTGAGTGTCGTTCCAACATACATCACTGCACCAACCACTATCAATAATAGTATTCTTAAGATGTTTGTCAAGCCTTTTCCGTTTGAAAAGCCGTGCTTAAACATCTTTGAAGGTGAGAATGACTCCTTTTCCTCGTATAAGGCTAGGAGTTTATCGATTTTACTAGATTGCTCCTCAGTCAAGTTGCCTCCTTAGGTTTCTTTAACCTTTAAGGATATTGAACAACCACTGAAGTCTGAGCCTCCAGGATTGCGCGTTATCCCGATTATTCTCCACTTGTCATTGAAAGACACCCAGAACTCTGGGGCTTCAAACCTGACTAGCTCGCCAACCTGGAAGTCCGTATATAGGTCAAGGATATCAAGAATGAACACCTTTTTAAGCTCGCGATTCAACTTTAATAGTCGTGTAGCTACTGTCTCGGCGTCAGTCTTAAGGATAAACCTGTTGTTCTTAATCTCAAGCCCGCTTTGCCCATATTTTATCTGAGATTCAACGTCAACCACCTCTAAAGAGAACCTATCCTCACTAATCTGCTCTAATTTTGCAGCAGGCTCAAACGTCCAGAACTCAAAGACGTTCCCAATAGAGTTGGTTGCAGAGCCACTTAGATCCCAAGCTGCGTTTGGGATAGTGTATTTATTGTTCGGGTCAGAAAAAGAGTTATCTCCACCAGTAGTTATCGTTACAGGTGTGCCAATAACAACCCAAGACTGAGATGAGTCTTGCCACTCAGAGACCGTGTATTCAACCTGAGACGAGTTCTTCTTTGTGATATTGACCTTAACCTTAATATGTTCACTGCAAGATTCAGAAACAACAATGTATCTCAATTCATAACTTCCAGCATTAACCTGCTTAAAGAATGGGGGTGTGTTGCCCGCATTAAGCTTTCCAGCGGTCATCAGCACCTCATATGGGGAGATATTGACCTTGTTTATAACCTTATCGTACTCGAACAATCCCCCTTCAAAAGAAATGTTGGAAACCTCAGTAAGGATACGCTCTTGCCCTTGCTTGTAAGAATCCTTGAAAGATAGCTTGCCCTGTGCATTAAAATACCACTCGTACCCAGCAAGCTGAGCGAAGTCAGACAGTAACTTAGCAATAGACAAGTCTCGAACATCAAACACTGGAAGAGTGTATGCCACATCCCAGCCATAGGCGAACAGATACTCCTCGTCATTTTCCTCTTTTGGGATAGTAAACGCTCCAAGCACTGTAACAGAAGAAGAGGTTGACAAGGTAAAGGTCAAGCCTGATGTCATATGGGCGTTATCATAAGGCCCAAACACTCTGTCTCCGTACCTCGTAGGTGATGGGGCGTTCTCAGCTAACAGTGATTTCCCGTCCGTAGACTGCATCTTTCCAACACCGTTAGCTCCATAATACTGATTAGCCATAAAGTAAAGCCTGCTATACTTCTTTCCACCAGTAAGGTCTTCATACTTAGCGTCAACCACAACAGGACGCCCTGCAGTGTTATCATAATAAGCAAACCGGCTCTCGCCATTACCCGACACTGAGCTAGAAACAGAGCGATTGTGTGTACCCCAAGCGCCATTAGGCACCTTGATCCATGTATAATTAGTCTCTGCTGTGCTACCGTAAGCTTTGGTTAAGCAAGGCAGTATGGTTTGCTGGTTTCCATCAGGGTCTATTGCCTTAAATGGCACATGTAAGGTCGCTGCACCGTCATATGTCTGAGTAGTCGCTGGTCTCACTGTATTGTCGCACCAGATAACAAACCCTACCCCAGCCCCAGCCTGAGAACCAGTGTCATTATATAAGTCTATGAAGATATACCCTTCAAATGTACCCTTTGACCAATTGAAGGTGTTAGTAACTGTGCGAGTAACCCTGACTATCAACCCTCTTGCAGCATTGCTACATGTCCCCATATTGTTCCCTCGATAGTCTTTGTTGCTAAAGTACGCAGCTGAAGGAGATATGGCTGCCGACAAACCAGTCATTGTGGCACCCCAAGCAGCAGCGTCTTCTGTTCCAGCGGTACCCCATCCAGGTTCTTGCCCTGCAGACGTGAGTGGATCAGTCACTGTGTATAGGGTGCTGGCTCCAGAAGCGAGATTGCTAACGTCAACCTCATATACCAAGCCAGAAGATCCGCAAAACAATGAACCCTTACTGCTATTCTTAGGAGTCTTCTGAGCAAAGCAGAGACCTTGAGCAGGTAAGACTTTACTATTCACAGTCTCAGTTGACGGTACAAATTCATACACGAAAGCCTGAGAACTATATACCCCAACCCACTGAAATGTACCCGTATACTCGTTATACCAGATAATCTGAGGCTCATTCTGCTCTGGTATCTTGTAGTTAGTAAGAGTCTTGTACTTATCTGCAAGCAAATACCTATTGTTCCTAAGGTCATAATACACAAGATAAGTATCTTGACTGTTTTTCTTAGCGTAAAGCATCACAATATTGCTATTGCGATCTCCGCATATCATCCTTAGTTCTGTGTCTCCAGTACTCCCCAGAATGTCATTGTTAACAACCTCAACGATATCTAAAGCTTTACGAGGCTCTAGTGTTCCAGACTTATAAGCCTTACGAACAACAGGGTCGATAGTCTTAGAATCGCCTTTGGCGTCCATGACATTGCCTACGCGAGTTATTGCGTCGTTAATTCTTACGCTATTATAGCAAACAAGCAGTCTTGAATGGTCGTCGGAGTCCTCATACTCCTTACGTCGCTTGTAAACTACATAATCGTTGTCCCTGAAAGCCACTGAGGAGCTTCCAGTTTCAACCTTTGATCCGTCTATGACGTGTCCACGTATGCCGTAAGGTCCATGAGCGCTAGTCTTGGCAGATTTAGTGTCCAGTTTACACTCAGAAGCCTCGTTTTCGAGAGATTCGCAGTGCAATACGCAAACAATACTATTTCCAGCTTGAAAGGATATGCCAGTTATGCGCCCAGCAGCCCAATGTCGCCTGTCCCATCCATCGCTAGAGCTGATATCTATACCAACCCTAACGCGCCTGTGTCGCAAGCTCTTACCGTAAGGGTCATCACCATCGGCTAAACGCTTACCAAGAGCGTTAATCTCCTCTGGTTTTATCCAATAGCCATTCTTATTGTTAACTGTAACATCAAAACTCGTACCGGCTGTCTCGCCTGTAATTGAATTGCGCTGAGCCTCTTTACAGGAAGAGAAGGACACAAGGTATTCGGATATGTCTTCCCAAACATAGTCGCCACCCTTGTAGGTGCGTACCTCGAGAAAGCCTTTGACAACCATCAAATCTCCTCAATGGATAGCGATAAGTCATATAGCGTCTCTTGAATCACGCTTGGGCCCCAATTAAAGCCAGATCTCCAAACAAAATGGAACACATCAGGCAAAGTTACACCAGCCCTGTGTGGAATTACAGCCTTGACATTAAGGCGATGCCCTGCCATGAACGCCCAAGCAGCCATAAGATGTTCAAACTGCTCCTTTTTAATAGCTGCAAAGGATATATCCCCAGAACGCTTAGATACGCCTCCGCGAGTGGTCGCAAAAACAGCCTTACCTAACGTTGTCCTTGCAAAAGCAGAGGCTATCTTGCCTGTCAAAGTGCTTGGGAACGCTGGAATGCGCTGCAAGTTAAATGAGTAATGGAAATCAATCGAATCAAGGTTGACCTTAAAGGCTCCATCCTTTACTCGCTTAACACCTATTATTAACTCTACAAAAGCAGCGTTCGCAGACATCTGTTCAAAGCTTACTCGTTGGTCATATATACCCCATTCACCATTACCGTCTGGAACTACAGCCGTTAAGAATGTTCTCTGAGCCAGTATTGTGCCGCTAGAATCCAAAAACCGTACAAAAGGAAAGAACTCAACACCATCATCGTTAGTTAGATAGTTGAATATCAACCTGTATGTACCCTTTGTTTGGATATCCTTACTCAGTGGGATCCGTTGGGACAGCATCACAGTCCTTTGTTTTCCACCTGTACCACTATAGTCGAATAAAACACTGTTTGGAGAGGTGATGAAAGCGCTCGGATCCGCTGCTATATTCAACTTTGAACCAAACGTCTCCTGTAGACTCCAAAAGGTAGGAATATTGCGCTGAGCTCCTATCTGTTGCTTGTAATCAGAGAATTCGCTATTCTGTACCAATGTCTCAGTCGTCCAATGCTCTAAAGTAGTGTCCACAACCCACGATAAAGCGATACTTGTATCAAGATGAGCAGTTACATCGTAACTCCGCTCTGGACTGCTTAAATTATCCACCCTCATATCAGTCGCTAAATAAGCTGAAGTAGAGTAACTCCTATCAGGGTTGGATACAAGCTCTGCCCAAGTGGATATAACAGCTTGAACAGAGTCTTGATTACTTACAGATACAGTCGCCATTACTGTCCATTAAATCTAGCTCTATGATACGCATGAACTATGCTGCCTGAGTTTAGAGCTATGTTTACATCCACTTCGTGAATAACATCTCCGTTACTGTTTAGAATCTGAAGCTTTGTTAAAGTCGCGCTCGAGCCGCTGTGTGTGTAAGAGAATTCAACCAATACCTCTTGCGTACTTCCATCACCACCCCACCAACGCACAGGCGGTGAGACTACAAACCCTGAACTCGTTACAAACTTACAGCCGTTAATAGGGTACATTGAACCGCCATACCCGCTCTCAGGACTCAACGCCTTTGCCATCTGAGCAAGTTGAGTAGCTGAATAGTTGCCGCCTATGTTGATCGTCCAATTGACCTGTAAGGTGTCATTGTCAGGAACTTGTCTGTCGCCGCCTCGCTGATAGGCAATTACTTCGTTAAAAGAGAAAAGAGACAAGTCGTACAATTGCATCGTTGCACCTATGCCTGTATTTGTCCAGCTTGACTGTACTGTAACAAAAGAAGAGCTACCTCTACCTCCAGCTGTTCGTTGTGGAACAGACATATTCACTTTATGTAAGCCATCAGGGAGCCCAGCTAGCTGCGCCTGCATTCCATCAATAATCGTAGTAAACCCAGATCTTAACCCTTGAGCTAGTATTTTGCCTAACCTTGCATAGGCGATATTGTGCCTACGGCTAGTCTGTCCACCAATATTTACAGCTACCTGTCCACTTAAAAGCCCATTAAATTCAGTTAATACTACTGTTTGAGGACTTCTCGTCTCCGCAAACACCTGAGCCGCCGAGTCGCCTTCAAGCTGTCTTATGGTTTCCATCAGCTCTTCATAGGCTAGTGTATCAGCGTGAGTTGGGATATTCTTAAGCTCGTCCACTGTACACCTCGC